GGAGTGCTCTGAAGCGCTACCGTGGCGTGAAGCATCAAAAGACGCTCCTTCCAAACCGAGCGGTCCACACCCTTGTGGTCGTCGCCGGTTGTGATCCCACTAGGAACAGGACCCCATGTGCCAAGACCATCCATGAACTTGCTGGTCTCACCACTGGCCGTGTAGTCGCCAAGCGGGAAGATGTAGTCATCTGCCGCCAAGCCTGTCGCGGTGTTGATCTGCGCAATGTCCTCGAAAGTAACAGTGCCAGCCGTCAAATCGATTCCCGTGACCTTGGTCGATCCAGTGTGGACAGTGCCACCCGAAACAACCGTGTCCGCGATCATCGTTCGACGAAGACTCCACGTCCGAGCAAGATGCGCAGTCGCAGCAGTCAGCGTTGCCGTGTTGCTCGCAACAGATGCAACCTGGCCTCGATGCCCACTACCGTCAGGATGGTAAAGACCCATCGCGAGAGTGTTGGACAACTGGTTGATGGCGCTGTCAATGCGCGGCGTGATAGCCGTCATAAACGCACCCATGTCATTCTTCATCGCACGGACGGTCTCCCAATCAATCGTCGCGGTTGCGTACCGCTTGATTCGATTGAGCTGCCACACACGATGGCTGTCGCCATCACGCGCAGTAACCGCGCTAGAGAAAGTCGCAGATTCACCTGCGATGTCATCGATCGTAATCGGTACCTGATAGCCACCATACGCAGAGCCGAATGGCGAACCTCCCGTCACACCTGTCTTCTTTGGAATCCATGCGAACAACGGACGATTCTTGAAGGCCATCTGGTACACGCGCCGATCGTCGTAATACCGCTTCATTAGCGGTGCAGCTTCGCCTAATAGGTCGAAGCCAACTTCTGTACTCGGAGCTGCCATTTGTTTACCTTATCCTTGATGTTGCCGAATCAACGCGCTCAAATACTGCTCGTCAGTCATCTTGTCCCTGTCGAGCGGCTCTGAATGCGTCATTCCGGATGTTGTTGTGCTGATCGTATCGTCGCGTTCTGATGTCTGTTCGCTTTTCTGGTATCCAAGAAGTGGTGCGCACCGTTCTACAATGCCCGCCAACTCTGTCTCTACATCGCGTGCCGCTTGCGTCTCGCTTATCATGTGACCCGTCTGCTGCTTCGTGTTCCACATCTTTTGAAAGACCAACTGTTGCTGACCAATCTTGTTGATGAGTGGAAAATGTTCCTGATTGCCCTCAACCCATGCACTCACCTCTTGTGAGGCTTCCATGAGTTCGGACTCTTGTTCCTTCTGCTGCAGTTGGGTCTGGAGCGCATCTTGCGACTCCCTCATTTGGTTGAGTTCAGCCTGGAGACTCTTCATCAGACTGCTCTGGTCATCGTCGGCGGTTTCAACGCGCTTGCTGACCTCGTTGTAACGCTTCTGGAAGTCTGGCCCTTGCATCGTGCGAAGGATGCGCAGCTCTTCCTGCATACTTTCGTACTCTTGTTCCTGCGTTCGACGCTGGTCGATGCTCTCTTCACGGGACAGCATCTTGTCGAGCTTGTTGCCCAAGATGGAGCTGTCTGGGGCGGGCGTCTCGACCTGTGGCTTGGAGACCACGGTATTGGGGGAAATGGGAGCGGGTTCTGGCTCTGCTTGTGGCTCGAACGTGTTCCCTGGGTTCGCTACTGTGGGAATCATCTCTGCGGGCATTTGATCGTTCATCGCTTATCCTGTCGGTTGGTTCGCTTGGGGTGGCTGCTGTGGTTGAGCCGCAGTAGCCGGTTGTCCGGACCCGTCATTGGGAACGGCTGCAGGCGTGATCGCACCAGCGGCCTGCATCTGACTCGCGAGCTGCTGACGTTGCCGCAACTCATTGGCGCGCCGAATCATCCGGCGTAGCGTCGATAGGTTCTGCTCCGGCACCTTCATGCGCTCTGCACGCTGTTCGGCCTGGTTCCCGTCAATGATGAACTGCTGAAGGTCCATGAACGGTGAAGGCGGCGTGTACACACCGTTGCGGATGGCTTCGTCGATCATGGCCTTGCCATTCTCAACCTGAGCCGTGAACAGATCTTCGTGATTCTCAATGTCCACGAACTGAAGCATCGCGGCCTTCGCCTTCTCACTCATGGACGGGAACATCATCGCAAGACGCTCCACCTCTCCAATGCGTGCAGCAGGCAACTCACTCAACGCGGACGCAGGAGCGGCGCGAATGACGTAAGAGTCTTCTCGCGGATCGAGGGCCACCTCTTTCCACTTCAGGACTTCGATGGTTTTGCTCTCTCCTGGGACCACGATAGAGAACTTCTTGTCGGCTTCGTAGATTTGACGGCCTGCTGCGACGTTGGCGTTCGCCACATCCTCGATGAAGTACTCAAACTTCCTGAGTTGAGTCGCGAAGGGGACGCTCTCTACGTTGAAGTAGTTCTCCACAGCACGCCCCGTCTCAAGGCCAGAGGGCATTCCCTCACCAAACGCCGACGCAGAGGTAAGACCTGCAATCTTATAGGCCCTGGCTTCGTGCTCTCGCACGTATGTCAGCAAGTCGTTCGGAACCGAGTTTGGAACGACGTACTGCGGAGCAATGTCTCCCGAGAAGGGTATCTTCGACCCTGGCGCGTTACTAATATCTGTTTCTGTAACACTGCCCTTGCGATAGACCCAGTGAGGCACCGAGGCGAACTCGATGGCCGTATTCACCCGGTTGAGTGTGACATTGGCATCGATATGGACACCGAGGAGGTCTTCTCCGAGACCGGTGCCGTAGAATGTGTTGTGGGGATCGACCTTCCACGTAAAGAACGCGAACGGGAAGTGACGACGTACATATGGCTCGCTCTGAAGCAACGTGTTGTTGCACCACAGGTATCGACGCCCATCGTCTGCGCCCTCAAAGGATGGCAGGTGCCAGCTCTCAATCAGCTCCACCATGTCTTGGGTGCCCTGAGAGTAGTGGCCGTAGTAACTGATGTAGCGTTCGTGGTCGGAGACGGAGCTTGCGCGGTCTATCTCTGTTCCCTTCTTGGGGAAGAAGAGCTTGAGCGCGTTCTTCGGTACGTATCGACGATGGTGTAGGCGAGTGGGTTGATCGAAAATGGTCTCCTGGAGGTCAACGAAGAGATTGCCCGCGTATACTCGCTGGGCATCAATCCTGTTCTCCCGGTACGCAGGAGTCAGTTTCAGCGCACCCATGCCATACCGACACGCATCCAGAATCACGGACTCGAACTTCTCGCTCTGGTGCAACTTGTACACCTGGGAGTCGTTCCACCGCTCCATCATCTCCGCTTGGCGCTGCATCTTGATGTCACCCCCATGGGTGATGAACTGAGCACGGGGATGGGTCTTGATGATGCGTGAGGACACCTCGTCGATGACCTGCTTCATCAGGTTGTATGGACAGCGGGTGTATTTGCCCCGGTCGATGGCCCACTTGGCTTCATACGAAGCAAGGAGCGGGGCTCCAGGGTCTACGCGGCGATTGCTATAGAGGCTCGCGTAGGTTTCGTAGGCGGAGAGTCGCTGGTTGTCGTCCGTGAGGAGCTTGAAGTCAGCGTTGAGCGCTTCGAGTGCTTTTCGCTTGTCTTTGTAAAGCCACCAATAGATGTCCGTTGGCGCGAAGTGTCCACTCGCGAAGTCAAAATCAGCCATCGGGGGGAGTATGTACCCAAAAGGCTGCCTCTCACAAGCCTACCGTTCGAGCAGGTCGAAAATATCACCCGACTGGGTCATCTTCTCCCGCATGTCGTAGACCTGTCGGTCTTCCATGGCTCTCTCTTTTCGGTCGTACCACTCGTGGGTTCCCGTGGCGACGCGGTCGTCGATCATGGGGTCGTAGGTGTGGTGAAAACAAAGGTTGTAGGCGTACTGCAGCGCGTCGGCCAAATGGTCTGCGAAGCCGCGCCGGTAGACCCAGCGATCTCGCTCTGTCTGTTCTTTGTCCCATTCGAGTACCATCAAATCGCTAATGAGCTTGATGTTCATGTCTCGACAGACCTTAAGTTTGCCTGCGCGAAAGTCACCATTAATTACGCTGACCTGGGACGCTTTGTGGGTTTTCTTGGCGGCTTCGATCGGAAGCGTGCTCATCTTCTTCCAGTCCTCACTCACCAACTTCCCCGCTCCCCCTGTATCAAGCGCAATCCGAGTGATGGGATATTCGTTGCTGAAGCGCTCCGCAATGACCAGGGCCTCCATCGTGGTAATCCCGCTCTCCTCGTAGCTATCAACGACGAATGCCTGCCCTAAGACCTGGCTTTGGGCGAGGACGACGAAGGCGAAGGGGTCGTTGTACCCGACATCGATGCCCATCACGTAGTCCCAATCCCAGGCTGACGAAGGGTCGAACACGGGGACAATGTCCCGATGAGGCTCAATCTTGAAGGCCCGAGCGTCCTTATCGTGGACCCAGAGGCCCATGTACTCTCGCAGATACCCAGGATGGTCTTCGTCCCACCCTCGTCGCTTCATCACTTTGGCGATGAACTCCTCTGGATTGGGCATGTGAGGGTTATCAAGGAAGGTCCAGTAGTGGTGAGACCAGGCCTCTGCGCTATCCCCCTGGTCAATCTCATAGAATGGCCCTGCGGGCGCGACGGCGGGAGTACCGGAGACTCCGATCCAACCATGATAGTCAGCCACCGCAGGCTCTACGACCTGGTCGAGAAGGTAATCGAGGTCGGTTCCAAAGGCCTGGGCCTCATCGACGATGGCGCAGGGGTACTTCTTCCCTCGTAACTTGTTGATTTCGCGCATGGTCCCAGCGCCACGGAGCATGATGCGGCTCCCGTTGGGCATGGTGACATCCCCACTTGAGCGGTTGAACTCCAATCCGAGCTGGAAGGTCTCGTTCAGGGCGTCGAGTGCGGGCCAGATGATGTCTCGGGCATCCTGACGACTCATGGTGACGAAGAGCGGGGTACTTTTCGGGTGTTTGTAGCCTTCATCGACCAGGCATCCTGCCCAGAACCAGGATTTGCCGCCACGTCGGCCGACTCGCATACAGCGATAGCGGGAGGGGTCATTGTAGACAACGAGCTGTTTGGGGTGGAACCAGGTCTCCGGCTTCCATCGAATCTCGCGTTCCTTACGCTTGGCAGCTTCGAGAACGACCCGTTCGATTTCGTTGGGCATCAGGTTCCATCCGGAAGGATTAAGTGACGTGTTTCCTGGAGGGCTCCTCGCATCTCGGGATTGATGGTGGCTTCGATGCCCCGCTCCCACTTATCGGGCAAAAGCGTCCAGAACAGAGCATGATTGTAGCTCAGTACTTTACTCCATGTATCATAGACCTTGTCTCCGAGTTCTGGGAACTTGTCTACGGTACTACCCATAAGGGTATAGACGACTTCATCCATTCCGTAGTCTTTCATCATCCCTTCGACGAGCTTTTTGGCGATTCCCTGACGACGCCAGGAGACCCAGCGTTTTTTGCGGGTAGACCAATCGAGCCGGGTATAGAGGTAATGGATGACGAGGCCGATGTTACTGGGTTCTGCGACGATGAAGCCCAGGATTTGGCGGGTATCTCCGGAGACGACTTTGCCGTCTTGTTCATAGGGATTGGGGTATGCGACTCGGACGACGCAGCGAGTGAGGTGATGTTCCCAGATTCGGTGTGCGTAGGTGAAGTAGAGTCTGGACGGCATCACTTTGAATTGTGGGAGGGCGTGCATTTCGTGGAGGATACGGGAGAAGAGGAACGGGATGTCCTTTTCGTTCCCTGTTCGGACGCCGATATTGGGGATTGGGATTAGGAGGTCTGGATCCCTAGTGCCTTTAGAACGATTCGGGCTACTTCGGTATCGATTCCTTCCTTGTTCAAGGCTTCCAGAATCGCTGTCTCGATCTGATCCCCGCTCATCGCTGATGTACGTTGGGAGACGTGTTGCTCCACTTCCATCTCCACCCTCGTCTGTCTCAATACTGTTTCGCATATGTCCTTGAATTCCCTCAGTTCGTCGCGATCTAGGAATTGACCGTCCATCACCTTGTTGCGGATTCTCTCCAAACAACTCTGTGATATGATGGCCATGTCATGCAGCATGGCGTCAATGTGCGGCTGCCGAGTCAACGATGGACCCACTACCTGGTGGTGCTCCGGTGAGGAAATCACGTCCTCTCTACCTATCGTCAATGACTCGCGTCTCGCTCTTCGACGAACATTCGCATCCATAAGGCTGAAAGTAATCCAACATGACCGATGAATCAATCCTAGAAGAAACCTGGAGCATCCTCAGAAGTATCCTGGGACTCCAAAAGAAACAAAAACACCCGATGATGCCGTTGGCTAAAGACCAAGGAGGCTATATCCCCGGCACCCTCGACCATCTGGCCAAGGAGCAGGGACTCGCATCAGACGACCCCTACCAGCTAGGAGCCAAAATGGAAGCCTGGCGAAGAAGCGGCAGCAAAGGGAGAAAGCCATGAGCG